CATCTGAAAGAAAATTATTGTTGGTCTTGATCGTTCCCATATCAATCCCGAGTGTTTTCCGCAGTCTTGCTAGTGTTCTTCACGATCTGACGAAGCTGCAAAGTCTGCTCGATAGCTTGCTTGATAGCAGTGTCCTGAGCGGATTGGAAGCCAGTAAATCCACCAATGCGAGCGAGAGGATCTTGTCCCCCACCAAGAGAGAATTTCGGTCCTTTTACGGTCTCAAATTCTGGAGATCCAATTGGAGGAGGGTTTTTTCCAGAAGGCAACGCTGTACCAGTCAAAGACGGGTTTTGCTGCAACTGTCTTGATAAAGCTTCATCAGACGGACCTTTAATCTCAGCCATCCTAACAGCCTTTTGCGCTTTATCAGTAAAAGCTGCAAGATCCCCGTAAACTCTCATTGCTGGACCAAGAGCGGCTTGCAATGTTAAATCAATTGGTGTAGCAGACAACGCTTTAAGAAGACGTATTTGCTCTTCAAACAGCTTGTTGTACTTGTCCAAGTTATCAAGCTGCTCTTGTTTGATTATCGTTCTGTCGGCAGTCTTTTTGTATTCAGATAAAGCAGAGGCAGTGTTTTTAAGCTTTAAGCCATAAATCTGAATCATTGCCGCAGTTGTTTCAGCGGAACCGCCAGAATCTTTGTGAGCTTGAGATGCTTTGATTGCTGCATCAATTGTAGAAAGCTCTGTGTTGTATAAGTCCTCAGATGATAATTTTAAGTCATTAAGAGATTTTGTGTATTGAGCGTCACCCATTGTTGCTTTGAGTCGCGCCTCCTCAAATTTCAACAATGCAGAAGAGATCTTGTCGAATGAAACTCCAGTATCGCCAGCTAAAATCTGAAGCCGCTGAACCTCATCTGTGGTAAGGTTCATCTGTTCTCCCATGTCTTTAATTTCACCAGCTAAATCCATCATATGCTTTGTGTAAGCAGTGATGGCAGCAACAGAGAAAGCCGCGCCAAGCTTAGTGGTGACTGATGCTTTGAAAGAGCTTCCAAACCTCTCACCAACGCTTTGAGCGCGTTTCACGCCCATCTCAAACGCGCTGGCATCAAGACCAAGCTTAACAAGTAGAGAAAGTACGCCCATATTAGTTTGAGTTCTGGCTTTGCCAGATTGCTTCGCTTTGGTCGTCCCACAACTCGACCTGACCCATCATCTCTGCGTGAGCTAGAATCAGTCTTTCAGCGTCACCAATGGGCATCTTGATTGCGTCATCGGGTCCAATGCCAATGTTCAAGCATCCAACCAGAACCCGTTCCGGCCACGGCATTGCGGGACGCTTTGATTTGCTTCCAGATTCCATCAACACTTCGGGAGCGGTTGATTGGTCTTTTAGCCACAACTGGAACTTCTCGGATTCCGCCAGAAGATTGAGCTTGGCGATCCGCTTTCCCCACAACCACAAGACAAGATCCTTCCAGACTGACTTGATGGATCGAATGGATTCCAGCGGAGACTGTGAGCAAACAACCACAGCCTCCACTAGATCACTCGAAGTGATTTCCCCACCTAAGACGTAAGGAGAACCCAACCGCTGCAAAAGAATCGCGTGTCCTACAGTGTAGGGAACAAGACGAACCCCAAGCACCGATGGTGCTGGAGGTCCCGTCTCTGCAAGAATCTTTGCAAGATCGGCCACAGATTACGGAGTGGTAAGATCAAAAACCGTAGCGTTACCAGCGAGTGAGGGATACTTAGTCACAGTGACTGTAACCATGACTTTGCCGCTGCTGGTGAACTTAACGCTTCCACCACCGGAGTAAACGTAATCTCCATCAATACTGACTCCACCAATGGTAACACCATCACTCGAAGCAATGGTGGCAGAGCCATTAACCGCAGGAAGACCAGCAGCAAGCTTGGCTTGAGCAAAGGTGCTTGCAGACGGAATGAACGTCACGTTGAGGCTAATACGCTCATTAGCGGAGACTTGAGCCACAACTTCACCAGATCCGTTTTTGATCTGCTCGACATCGGCCTCATGGGTCGCGTCATAACTCTCAATAGTGGTGATCGCTCCACTTGTCAGAGCGGCTCCAGCAGGAGTCTTTAGTGTTATCGTTCCTTTTGCTCCATAGACTAGAGCGAGTCCTTTTGAGTTTGCCATGTTGTTGGGTTGTTAAATTGCGTTTGCTGCTGCGAAAATTGTCATGGAGCGCGTGAAAGTTCTAGCTCTTTCGCTAGTGTCATTGATTCCGAAGTCGGTCGGAACCGCAAATTGTGCGTTGAAACCTCCAGACGGATCTGTGTCGTCTGCGTTCAACTCCGAGATGTTACCGTCAACGTAGAGGTATTGCAGGAGATTCTCGAAGACTTGAACGACGGCAAGCAAGTGAGCCTCTGAGGTATCATCCGCGCTCAACTGAAGAACCGCCGAAACGTCTAGCTCGCAAGTGCGGTCCAACGGATGCACCGGAACCGCAGTCGATGCGCGGACTACGATGCGCGGGAAGTCTGGCATCCGGTCTTCAAGATCGGCATCCGCAAACGCACCGTGTCCGTAGCTGGTCAGACAAGCAGGAGTCCCAAGCGGAGACGCTGACCAGTCTTGAGCGGCAAGCCAGTCAACCAGAGCGCGTTCAGTGCGTAGAGCGACAGCGTTCATTTTACAACAACTCCATGTTTCTCTAGCACTTCTGCGGCTTCTTCCATCTTGGCGCGAATGTGGATCTCAAGCTCCTTTGCTTCGTCGTCGTACGCTTGCTGCATCGCTTTTGCGTAGATCGAGTTAACCTTACCGATCTGGTTGTCAGCTAGACCGATGTTCATGCGAACGTGCGAATGCGGAGAGATACCAGCTTTCGCGTTGTAAGCATAAGCGGACGACCCACGATGAACCGAGACGTTTTCGGTTGGCAGACCGTATTGGTTAGCGAGATTCAGCAACGCTTGATTTGCAGCGATTGAACGAACACCAGCAGAACCTTTGCGAACCCGTCGAGTGCCACCAAACTGCGTAAACGACGGAGAGAGCTTTTTAATACCTTTGACGACGCAAGACTTGAGATAACCGACACTACCAGCAGCGCGACGACGCAAGCTTGCTGCGGCCTCCCGCATCTTCTCACCGTAGAGACCTTCCTTACCGGCTTTCTTGTTCTTCGCTTGAGCGATCAAGTGAACCACTCGCAATTCACGCGAGCGACCAACCAGCTTGCCAGTCTTCTTGTCACGACGACGTTCGCCAACTGGACGGTTGTAATAGTCGAGAATCTTGTTTCTCGCGGCTTGCGGCGACTTCGGCGGGAGCAAGCAATACAACCGCAGCAGCAAGAAAAACGTGCGAGCGTTGATCGCTTCAGCCAGAGACCGCTTAGTCCTCGGGAGGTACTCTCTCCAAGCAGCGGAAAAACGGGTTGTATCGACGACGACGGTTGGAGTCATTTGGTTTTGGCTCCCAAGTCCAGAACATAATACGCACCGGACCCATCCCGTCGAGCGGACATAATCCGCAGTTGTCGTCCATCGTAGGTCACAAGACGACCCACCACCGGAATCATTTTACCGAAGGTCAGCAGCAATCGGTCAGTGTTCTCTTGAAGAATCAAGCTGCCGTTCTCTTGCAAGAGCCGGTCAGCGTTTGAGCCGACATCACAAGACCAGACGGATGCGTCAACGGTTACAAGCGTCGAGTCAGCCAACCGCCAATCTGCAAGCTTAACCAGCAGCCGGACTTGGACGTTATCTTGGAAGCCACCAGAGATAACCGAGTTAGCGTCAGTGATTGCAGCCGGAAGACAGCGCACCAGTTGTCCCTGCCAGAGAAACGACGGATTCCCCATCGCTCCCTGAAGAACGCTCATCCCCAACTGGAGACTGGTGGCAATCAGGTTCACGCTGTGAAATAGACACCGCTGACGATCAATCGTGAACCATCTTGGAGCTGTGAAGCCATACTAGAAGTGTCTCCGTTTTCGTAGTGGCTTAACTCAGCATACTGAGTCCCACCAACTGCAAGACCAATGACAGAGGTCTTTGCTTGAGTAGTAGCGTTATCCAACCAGACCGAGAGCGAAGCGTTGTAACTCACCGCATCAGGGAGACCTAAACGAAGGTTGCCGGTCGCGCTTCCAGTCACCGAGTTGATTGTTAGATCAACGGTAAATGTCTCAATAAAACCAATTGCAGTTCGTCGAGCGGTGTTGATGGTAAACGCAAATGTTCGACCACCACCGGAGTCAACCAAAGTAGGAACCCAAGTTGAGGGAGCAGTCAGCGGCAGAGCGGCGTAAATCTCATCGAAGTTGGCGTTGGCTTTGATCCAACTTGCACGGAGCGTGTCTCCGTTGTTGTCGTTTGCGGTTGATCCGACGTTAATGACTTGTTGAGACATATCAATCCTTCGGCAATGCGTACCAACCTTCTGCGAGCGTTATACGGTTACTAGAGCGCACGGAAACACCGTCCGCACCTTTGACCCACACTCGCGCTTTGACGCTCTCAGCGAGCCTCACTGGCTCACCGTTGGGAACCATTACAACGCGAGTTCCGCAACCACAACTACCCACCAGCGCGGTCAATGCGATCCAGAAGCTTTTCTTTAAGCTCTTTGTCTGGTTTTGCATCTTCAACGGTTGGTGGGGTTTTAGCCAGACCAGTCAACCACTTGAGAACAGCGGTGACAATCTGCTCAATGATGTTCACTGCGGCTTCTTGTCAGCGTCCTTAGCAGCGATCAAACCGAATCCAACGGTTACCGCAGCAATGGTGGCAGCTAGATCAATGTTGGTCGTGGGGTCTCCGTCAAACAGTGCTTTGAGCGCACCACCAACGGCCACCATGATTGCGCCAACACCAGCGAGAGTAGTTTTCCAGTTCATTTCTTAATGGCTTTGTAGAGTCCAATTGCAGCGGCAACAAAAGCCAACACAGCGGCTCCGAGTTGGAACCACTGTGTTAGCTGCGGGATGAATGAAACCGCACCAGCAGCGGCAGCGGTTGCCAGAGATATTCCAACTCCACTGCTGTTGTTGGTGTCAGTTTGCATTACTCGGATTTAGGTTGGGCAGCGTTGACGATCAGATCGACAAGCGGCAAAGCAACTTTGGCGTTTTGAATGCCACCGGCTTTCACCGCGATATCAATGAGTTGCAGGAGTCCGTTGGCTTGTTCTTGAGTGAGCTTGACT